CCAGCCTGTTGAGCTTTGATCTGGGTGTTCATTCTCTGAGTCTGAGCGTTGAACACATCCAGTTGCTGAGTGGCCTGATCTGCCTGCATCTGCATCTGCATCTTTTGCGCTTCCAACTGAATCTTGGCGGTCTCAAGCTGAAGCCTTTGAACCTCAACCTGTGCTCTCATCTGTTCTGCTTGAGCTTTAGCCATCTCAGCCTGAGCTAATACCATCGCTGGGTCTTGCTGCTGCTCCTGACCCTGTGCGCTCTGGGCCATCTGAGCTTTCTCTTCCTCAGTCAACTGGGTCTGTGGGATAAGACCCTGAGCCATCATCTGTAGACGCTTGCGCTCACCGATCTGGGTAGCTGCGCTGGTAGGGATTGCATTCAGGAGTATGTCGCCAGCCATCCCAATGATTGACGGATCGACCTTAGCTATCTCGATGATAGTCTCGATGGTCTCCTGCTGACGATTGCGGAACGATGGCCCTGCTCGGCAAGAAACGCTGTACTGGCCCTTGGTCAGGTCGTTCAGGGTAACAATCTCACCCGTCTGTTGATCAATGATTGGCTCATTGAGAACTTGCATCTCGCTGCTGCCATCCTCGTACAGCAGTCTGACTGTGCGCTGGGCATCGTAGACCTTGGGAATAGCTTTAACCAGAATGTCACCAGTGGCAGCAATAGCCGCTTCCAGTGCTCGGAAATACTTGATCGTGCCGTTGTCGCCTTTGGATTGAAGGCTCTCGATAGCCACGCCTGACTGTAGGCCAGGGTTGTCTCCCATCGAGGCTGCAAACATCCCAGCCGTCTGCCCTATGATCTGGCGCATGGACTCGGAAATTGTGCGAAGCCCTGGGTTAACTTGCGCTCCACCTTGCTGCATTGGAGCGCCAGGCATCTCAGGATCGACGTTGTAGAACTGCACTGGGTCGGAGTTCGTGTTGAGCGTAGCCAGTGCGTCCTCATGCCCTGCTGCCTGAGTCAGCGTCATCCAGTACTTGGCTCTCGGAGCCAGAGCACCTTCCTCGATCTCGCGTGACAAGCTGTAATTGAGAACACGCTGCGGGTCTAATAGCTTCTCGACGACACCCCAATAGATTGTTTTGTTCTCGACGATCTTGAAGTTGCCGTACAGTGGGACGATAGGAATACGGTCGAAGATGGTCTCTTCCTCATCCTCCAGCCAGTTGGTCTGGTCGAAGAAGCGCGAATAGACTTTGGTCTTGTAAGCCTTGCGCGTCCTGACTTCCTCTATCCCCAATGCTGTTAACTCATCCTTCACCTTCTTGAAGTCGTCATCAATAGAGTAGACAGCGCCGTTAGACATCAGCACCAACTCACACGCTTCTTGACTGACGTAGAATAGCTGCCCGACAACGATAACCTGGCCTTTGTCATAGTAGGCGTCACCCTCTCTGTCGATAGAGACGGACGCTTGAGAGCCTTCAGGGTAGCGTTTGACGTACTCCTGAACTGACATAGCGTGAAGGAGGAAGGCGTACTGGGCGTCCGACTTGTCTTGCAGATAGGAAGCAGGGTCGAACCAAACTCGGTCAATGAAGTTAGCAACAGGCTCAATTACTAGGTCTTGATCGAATGACTGTGGATCAGAATACTTGTGGCTGATCATCCAGCCATCGTAGCCAGTAGTCACCATGCCTCGACCCGCATTGACGTAGATGTCCTTGGCTCGGCTAATCGACTCGATGTTACGCACCAAGCCATCAATGACCATCGCAGTCTCTTTGGACGCTGGGCCAGACATTGGGCTGACCTTGATGTCGAAGTCTGCAAGCTCTATCGCAGCAGTCACTTGATCGATAATGGGGTTACATGCGTCGAACGTAAACCGAGGCTTGCCGACACTGTTCGTCCACCAGTAGGGTTCCCACTGTCCATCACGCTTATCAACAAACAGGTGCGCCTCTCGCGCCTTCTCTCGGTTGTCGTGATCAGCCTCTTGTGCCGAAGACATCAGATTAAGCACTGACTGAAGGCTGTCAAAGTCTATCGTGTAATCGCTGTTGTCTGATCCGTACTTAGCCATCAATTCCACCCCTTAAACTTAATTTGCTTGACCGCCTCTAACTTAGGTTTCGGTCGGTACATTGCCATCATCAGCGCATCAGCCATGTTCGGGCTGGGTATCTCATACGGCTTCTTCGCCATCTCAATTTTGGACATGATCTGAATCTTGCCGGTATTCGTTCGCTTCAGTGGTATTCGACACACCTCAGAGCGGAGCTGGTCCAGCTTCTCGATCTTGGATGACAGGCTGATCATCTCATCAGGGTTGACGTACTGGCCCTTCGTGACAGCCCTGTAAGTCGCCTCGAACCTGTCTCGCAATCTCCAGTAATACTGTGCTCGCTTGTTGGCGAACGTCTCCCTGTTGTTCTTGGCTCGCTGGGTACCGCCATCAGAGTAGGGAACCTCGGCATCCTCTGGCGACTCTGATCCTTTGTACATGACGTAATCAATCTTCTTGTTCTCAAGCGCAGCGTCTACTTGTCGCTTGAGACTTACACCTAGGCCGTCACAGTCCCACACAAAGTAGTCTGCTCTGTCAGCCAGTGCAAGATCAAGTGCCCAGTCCATGCCGTCTGCCGACTCGCCTGTGACCTTCTCAGAGACGTTCAGGACTACGTTGCCATGCCTGACTGCGTAGCCTTTAGAGTCGCCTCCAGTGTCGCTGGGATCGTGTGAAGCAATAATAGCGCCTTCAGCCTTCCATCCCATCTTGATGTGAGAGTCTATCGCAGCCTCAAACCAGTCAACAGGAATGATTGTATCCTCAACCTCGTCGTAGAACTCACCAAGCCAGATGTGCCGGTAGAGAGCTGTAGACAGGTTAGCCTGGTCGTATGCTCTCTCCTGCTCTAGCACTGCTGGGAAGAACGGGTTGTCATTAAAGTTGATCCAGATGATCAGGTGCATATCATCTTCGTAGAACCCGTCTGACCTGAGCTGCTTCTCGAAAGGCTTGATGAACCTCTGGCTGAACGGGTCGGCAATTGACCTCGGGTTGGCCGTCATCCAGATTTCAGAGTCATCTGATCTCAGCGTAGGAGTCAGAGCCTTCAGGCTGTCCTGGCTGATTGTCTGGGCCTCTTCCACCCAGAACCGCTTGAACCCGTACATCGACTTGATGCCTTCCGGGTTTCTTGCCAGCCCCCTGAACTTGAAAGCGTCATCACCTTTAAACTGGATTGAGTTAGCCTGGACAGTGAAGCCTTTAAGCTTGAGCCTTTCGATCTCACCTGACAGCAGCGAGAGAACCGAATCATCCATCGTGATCTGATACTCGCGGAAGCAGGCTGTCTTGATCCCCTTGGTCTGAGCATCCATCAGACAGATGTCACCTACCGACTGGCTCTTGCCTGATCCTCTGCCGCCTATAAGGATTTTGAATCGCTTGGGCGTAGTGATCAATGCTCTCAGCTTTGCCGGTAGCGTCATCTCAGGCATTGACTAGCCTCACAGTCCAGTCATGTTCTATCGGCCCACCGTTCTCACCCATGTGTTCCTGCTGCACTCTCTCTGAGTACCCGTGTTTGGTCAGAATCAGCTTGGCAATAGTGGGATTCATCTCACCTTTTAGACTGCCGTTGAGCAACTTTCTCTCTTGCGCCCTCAAGCATCTCGCAACAATGTCGGAAAAAGCCTGTTTCTCTGGGTCGTCGCACCAGTCGTATATGGTGTCTCGGTGTATATCAAGCTCAATAGACAGTCCCGCCATTTGGGGGATAACGTCACCGCACTCGATGTATCCACCGTCAACATAAGCCTTGGCCTTTGCTAATAGCGCATCGTTGTACTTGGTCGGTCTACCGGATGGCATTACTCATACCTCGCTGGCTTTGGCTTCTTTGCCATCGACAAAGCAATGGCGATAGCCTGCTTCTGTGGCTTGCCTGACTTCATCTCAGCCCTGATGTTGGCCGACACAGTCTTCTTGCTTGACCCTTTCTTCATTGGCATAGAGCCTCCTATTGGTTTCTTGATGATACCACAGACGATGAAGCGAGTGAAATTGTAGACGAATTGCAGGATATTTCGCAC